GGAACAGGTGCTGCAGCCGGCGGTGGTATGTCATAAAAAGGCGTAAAAAAATATAGAAAAGATAATCCTGGTAGTAAGCTTAAAACGGCGGTAACCACTGATCCTAAAAAACTTAAAAGGGGAAGCAAAGCTTGGAAAAGAAGAAAATCTTTTTGCGCAAGATCAAAAAATTGGAAATCAAAAAGAGGTAAAGCTGCACGACGCAGATGGAACTGCTAAATTAATATTAAACACTACAAAATGGAAAAAGGACATTACGGTGAATACACCGGCAACGCAAGACATTCACGCACGCCTGTAAACAAATACGATTACAGATCTTCTGAAAGAGATGATGCGGCACATATATCTTATTTAAAAAGAGATATATTAGACGATCAAAAGCATGGAGGTAAATATAAAGATATTGATCAAACTGCAGATGAAAAACATATTTCTAAATTAGCAGGAGATATGAAATATGATAAAAAACACGATAAATATAAAGCTTAAAACGATGGGTCAAAAAATAAATACAAAAAGCCGGGCTGGTGGATCTGGTACTTATACCGGCAACCACCCCAGGTTTACTGCACCTATTAATATGATGGGACAAGTTACAGGTCAGATGCCTACACAAATGGGAGCTATGCCCCAGCAAAATATTATAGACCCTACTCAACAAAATATTATAAACCCTATGACTGCTAGTGCACAGCCGGCTTATTCCGCGCAAGAGCAAATAGGCATGGCTAATCAACCACCTTTAACAACAGCTGGTCTAGCCTCACCTGCATTTGTTGATGCAGATTATAGTGTAGGTCAAGGAATTAAAAAAGTTGCTGATAAAGTTGCCGGTGTTGACACTACAATTAAAGGCGGACTAACTGGTAGAGCCGCTAAAACTAAGGATAAAGCTGATGCTGCAAAAATTGCCGCTGAAAAAGAAACGCCAGAAGAAGCTATGGCCAAAACTTTAAATAATCAAGAAACTGCAGCAGAAAGAGCGGTGAGATTAGAAAAAAGAGGTAAGCGTCAAGCGGGAAGAGCTGAAAGAAAAGCTATTAGAAAACAATATAAAGGCTCAAAAAACAGGGGTGATAGGCGTAAAGCAATAATAGAAAGCCGTCAAAAACAAAGAAAATAATATGAAATCAAAAGGTTTTGGCGACGACGTAGAAAAATTTACTAAGGCTACAGGAATTAAAACTATTGTAGATAAAGTTTCTGAAGGTTTAAATATACCTTGCGGTTGCGGTGCTAGAAAAAATAAATTAAACGAAATGTTTCCTTATAATAAATAATGGCTTTTAAAATTAACCCTCCTTATACAATAGATAATACACCGGTTTATACGGTAGATTTAGAAAATAATGTATTAGGTAAAGCTAATAATAACGGAACTATTATAATAAATAAAAATTTACATCCATCTAATATAAAAAAAGTAGTAGATCATGAAATGGTCCATGTTGATCAATTTAAACGGGGCGATTTAGATTATGACGATCAAAATGTATATTGGAAAGGCAAAGTATATCCTCGATCTAAAATGAGAGAGGGATCACCCACTTTAGCTTGGGAAAAAGAAGCTTATAACAAATAAATAAACAAAAATGGAAAGTGCAAAACAAGAAAGAAAAAACTTAATGAATGACATGCCTATTGTCAATCGCGCAAGCGGAAGCTGGATGTCTAAACATTCCCGTGCCGCGGTAAGTCCAGTTGAAATGGGAGGTTCAGGTAAAATGAATCCTATTGAAATGGGGCATAAAGAAAGCCCAATGGCTATTGATACAGATCCTAAATCTGGTAGAGATAAAAGATTCGGATATAGTGATAGCGGAGAGTTAGTAGGCATAAAAGAAAGAGGAGGAAATATTGGTGGACAATATATGCCTAATCAAAAAACAATTGATCAAGCTAATACCAACACAGGAATATTTGATCCAAAATCTACTTCAGCAGGTAAATTTAAAGGTGGTTTAAGATCAAGCGCTGGAGGTATAATGACGGAAAAACAATTTAGAGATCCTTCAAATAAAAATATGGCTATGGGGGTTGTTGATCATCAAGGAAAATATACTAAATTTTCTTCTCCAAAAAGTAATACAAATAACAGCTTAAGTAAGAGCCAAGTTTTTAAAGAGTACGCTAATACAAGAGATGAATATAATCAAAGGCGTCAAAACCTGTTGAACATGCAAAAAAATGTTCAAGATTATGCTAAAGCTGGTGGAAGAATTAAAAAAAGCGATCCTAAATCTGGTCGTTAAAATAAAATGTGGAAATTATTACTTGGGTTTTTAAAAGGCGGCGACGGTAGAAAATCTGTAGCTGGCAATTTAGCCTGGGAAATACGCGAAGCAATTAAAGGAAAAGAATTAGATCCTAACGAACTAATATCTATTCAAACTAAAATTAATGAAATAGAAGCAGGCCATAGAACAGTATTTGTTGCCGGATGGAGACCCTTTATAGGCTGGGTTTGTGGTGTTGCTTTAGCATATAATTTTGTAATAAGAGATTTATTTATTTGGGCTTTAGACCCGCAGGAAGTTCCGCCTGCATTACAAATGGAACATTTAATGACCGTCTTACTCGGAATGCTTGGGCTGGGCGGTTTAAGAACATATGAAAAAGTAAAAGACAAAGTAAAATAATAATTATTAATTTAAATTTAATCAAATGGAAAACAAAGTAACAGAAGAACAATTAGAAAAAATTAAAGACTTTCAGCTTAAAATGAATAATAAGCTAAGAGATTTAGGTTTTATTGAAAATCAAAAGCACATTTTATTGCATGAATATGCGGGCATTAATCAAGAAAGCGATGAATACAAAAAAGAGCTTGAAAAAGATTATGGCGCTGTAAGTATAGATTTAGAAACAGGAATTTATACTGCAATAGAAAAAAAAGAAGATAAGTAATTATAATGTCTACTATTATAAGAAAAATCAGTATTGGGTCTGATTATAAAAATGATGCTATGCATTACTCGATAGGACAAGAAGTCTACGGAGGACATAAAATAGCTTATATCATATTTGATGATGCTGATGGTTCTTATAATATTCATATTAAAAAAGACAACGAAGTAGTGCCATGGAAAAAGTTTAATTCTAATATGGCTATTTCAGTTGAGTACGACTTAAAATATGAATAGTATATATGATTTTATTGTAGAGCCTGTTGGCGAAAGATACAATAACTCTATTAAAGTTAATGACACTAATTTAATTCTTAATTCAAAAATAGAATCTTTTAAGTTTATTAATAAAATTGCAAAAGTAATAAGCGTACCTTTAGCGTATAAAACGTCTATAAAATCTAATGATGAAATTATAATTCATCATAATGTATTTAGAAGATATTACGATATTAGAGGTAAAGAAAAAAACAGTAGCAAATATTTTAAAGACAACTTATATTTTTGTCAGCCGGATCAAATTTATCTTGTTAAAAAAAATAATAAATGGGTTGCATTTAATGATCGTTGTTTTGTTAAGCCTATTGTAAATAAAAGCGATTTAAAGCCAGGAAAAACCTCAGCCCTTATTGGAATACTTAAATATGGTAATGATTCTTTAAAAGCACTTGAAATTAGCCCAGGTGATGTAGTAGGCTTCACGCCTAACAGCGAGTGGGAGTTTATAATAGAAAATGAACTTCTATATTGCATGAAATCTAATGATATTGTTATTAAATATGGAAGTAAAGAAAACAAAAGAGAATATAATCCAAGCTGGGCAAAAAGCAGTTGAAGAATTAATTAAAATTGCAAAAGAAGCAATTGTTGACTCTGAAGATGATATTTCTGCGGATAGATTAAAAAATGCTGCTGCTACTAAAAAACTTGCAATATTTGACGCGTTTGAAATACTATCAAGAATTGAACAAGAAAAAAGTTTATTAGAAGATACTGATAGCGCTAAAAAACAATTTGGAGGATTTGCTGAAAAAAGATCTAAATAATGTATACCCAAAGTTTATATTATATTGATAAAACTCATATTAAACCTAAAACAATTAAAAAAAATAATAGGTATAAAAAATGGGAATATGGTTACAATGAAGATTACGATGTAGTTGTTATAAGTAAAACAGGCAAAATTGGTGAAATATATGATATTCAAGGATTAAAAATTGCACTCCCACTTATAGAAGAATGTTATAAAAGATCTTCTACAGAAACAAAACAATATTGGGAAAAATTTGAATATCCAAATCAATTAAAAAAAATAAAATCAGTTTTTGAATGGGAAAAATACCCAGATAATTTTAAAGAAAACTGGTATGATTATATAGATAATGAGTTTAAGCGCAGGGAAAATGGATTTAGTTTTTATAATAAAGGCGTTAGCACTTATATTACTGGGTCTCATTATATGTATTTACAATGGACCAAAATTGATGTTGGGGCGGCCGAATTTAGAGAATCTAACAGATTGTTTTATATATTTTGGGAGGCCTGCAAAGCAGACTACAGATGTTATGGCATATGCTATCTTAAAAATAGACGGTCTGGCTTTAGCTTCATGGCATCCTCAGAAACTGTTAATCAAGCCACTATCTCTAGTGACTCAAGATTTGGAATATTATCAAAGACGGGAGCGGACGCAAAAAAAATGTTTACCGACAAAGTTGTGCCAATATCGACCAACTATCCTTTCTTTTTCAAGCCCGTACAAGACGGAATGGATCGCCCCAAGACAGAGCTTGCTTATAGAGTACCTGCCTCAAAGCTAACTCGACGCAAGATAGAAATAGGCGAGGAATTATCAGACATTGATGGGCTTGATACAACTATCGACTGGAAGAATACAGGCGATAACTCTTATGACGGAGAAAAATTAATTCTATTAGTGCACGACGAATCTGGTAAATGGGAAAGACCCGATAATATAATTAATAACTGGAGAGTTACAAAAACAACTTTACGTTTAGGAAGTAGAGTAGTAGGTAAATGTATGATGGGCTCTACCTCAAATGCATTAGATAAAGGTGGAGAAAATTTTAAAAAAATATATGAAGGATCCGATGTTACTAAAAGAAACGCCAATGGTCAGACTAGCTCAGGACTATATTCTTTGTTTATACCTATGGAGTGGAATTACGAAGGATTCCTTGATATGTATGGATTACCTGTATTCAACACTCCCAAAAAACCGGTCCAAAGCATTGATAAAACAAAAATAGCAATTGGTGTTATTGATTATTGGAATAATGAAGTTGAAGGTTTAAAACAAGATCAAGACTCTTTAAATGAATTTTATAGACAATTTCCAAGAACAATACAGCATGCTTTTAGAGATGAAACCAAACAATCTTTATTTAATTTAGTTAAAATTTACGAACAAATAGATTATATTGAAGATATAAAATATAGTAGCTTAGTAACAAAAGGTAATTTCCAATGGGAAAATGGAGTAAAAGATAGTAAAGTTATTTTTATGCCAAACCGTCAAGGAAGATTTTATATTACTTGGACGCCCCCATTTCATCTACAAAATAATATAATACTTAAGAATAATTTAAAGTATCCTGGAAATGAGCATTTAGGTGCATTTGGATGTGACAGTTATGATATTTCAGGAACAGTAGACGGTAGAGGATCTAAGGGAGCATTGCATGGGCTAACAAAATTTAGTTTAGAAGATGCGCCTGCTAATCAATTTTTTTTAGAATATATATCAAGACCTGATAATGCCGAAATATTTTTTGAAGATGTTTTAATGTCATTAGTTTTTTATGGTATGCCTATATTAGCAGAAAATAATAAGCCTAGATTATTATATTATTTAAAAAGAAGAGGATACCGAGGGTATTCTATGAACAGACCTGATAAAATTTATAATAAATTATCAGTAACAGAAAAAGAAGTAGGAGGAGTCCCTAACTCAAGCGAAGATATGAAGCAGGCTCATGCTGCTGCGATTGAATCTTATATAGATGAACACATTGGAGTAAAAGATCAGAGTTGCGGGAACATGTATTTTATGAGAACTCTTAATGATTGGTCTAAATTTAATTTAAATAATAGAACTAAGCATGATGCTTCTATAAGTTCTGGATTAGCTATAATGGCTTGTAATAAAAATAAATATGCTCCAGTAGCTAAAAAAATATTTCAACCTATGAACTTGCAGATTAGAAAATATAACAACGAAGGGATTACATCAAAAATAATTTAAATAGATGATTTACACGAATTACAATAGTTCTTTTCCGGACCAAGTAGTATCTGATGAAGTTAAAAATAGTTACGACTATGGTTTACAAGTTGGACAAGCTATTGAAAATGAATGGTTTAGGCAAGATACAGGAGGAGACAGATATTTACAAAATTTTCAAAATTATCATAACTTAAGGTTATATGCCCGAGGCGAGCAATCAGTACAAAAATATAAAGATGAATTATCAATAAATGGTGATTTATCTTATTTAAATTTAGATTGGAAAATAGTTCCAATTATACCTAAGTTTGTAAATATTGTAGTAAACGGTATGACTGAAAAAGGCTATGAAGTAAAAGCTTATGCAACCGACCCGTTTGCGACCGAAGAAAGAACTCAATTTGCTTTTAACGCTTTAAGAGATATTCAGAACAGAGAGTATATAGAAGAGTTAAATAAAGCAACAGGCCAAAACTTTTTTGCTAGTTCTCAGCCAGATAAATTGCCGGCATCAAAAGAAGAATTAGATGTAATGCTTCAAACAGACTATAAACAAAGCATAGAAATAGCGGAAGAAGAAGCTATAAGTAATGTTTTTGATTTTAATAAATATGATGAAATTAAAAGACGTATTGCATATGATTTAGTAGTTTTAGGTATTGGAGCTTCAAAAACAAATTTTAATTTATCAGAAGGCGTTAAAGTAGAGTATGTAGATCCTGCCGCTTTAGTTTATTCTTATACTGAAGATCCTAACTTTGAAGATATTTATTATGTTGGCGAAGTTAAAAATTTAAATCTTTCAGAACTTAAAAGACAATTTCCTTATTTAACAGATGCGGATTTAGAAGAAGTACAAAAATACAGAGGGCCAAGTAATTATAGCAACTATGTAAGAAACTATAATGGTCAAACTGATAATAATTTAGTATCTGTTTTATTTTTTGAATATAAAACTTATAATAATCAAGTTTTTAAATTAAAATATACTGAACAGGGACTAGAAAAAATATTAGAAAAGCCTGATACTTTTAATCCGCCGGCAAGTGATAATTTTGAAAGAATAAGTAGGAGCATTGAAGTTTTATATACAGGAGCTAAAATATTAGGTATGCCAAAAATATTAAATTGGCAGATGGCTGAAAATATGACCAGGCCCTATGGGGATATTACTAAAGTAAATATGAATTATTCTTTATCAGCTCCTAGAATGTATAAAGGTCGTGTTACTTCATTAGTCGAAAAATGTACTACGTTTGCGGACATGATACAGTTAACT